TTTTTAAATTAAATGGACGGAATAAAAGTTAATTATATGAAATATGGTAACTAGAGTTGCAGCACAAAATAAATACCCGGAGCAATATATGGGAAACTCATCATTTGATGAGGATTTCGGGATAAACATGGTCGAGCCAGTTGGATTTGATGGCCAATCAGTCCAACGCATGATGGCCGACTCAATGCAGTTATATCTTGTTAGTTCCGGAGGATATGATTACTTTTGTCTTGCAGCGCCGGGTAGTGCATTAGGTGATGCCAAGTGGCAAGTTTTTCGGCTAGACTCGGATGGAAACAAGGTATTTGCTAATCACAGTGCAAGTTTTGATAATGTTGCCACTAATCCGGCGGGTTTGAACTTTTCATATGCCTAATATGTATGTTGTCAATAATAATACCAAGTCGAACGGAGAGATTCTTACAAAAGACAATACTCGATATTCTTGAGAAAGCCACCGGGGACATCGAAGTACTTCCAGTTCTTGATGGTTATGATCCTCCACAAAACGAAATTGTAGTCGATCCGAGAGTTAAGTATATCCGAATGCCACAAGTCAGGGAACTTCAGAAGCGACAATGCGTGGTTAGGGCAGTCGAAGAATCAAAAGGCGAATATATCATGTCAGTCGATGCACATTGTATGTTCGACAAGGGATTCGACACGATTCTTTTAAAGGATCATCAACCCGATTGGGTAACCATTCCAAGAAGAAATCGGTTAGATCCGATAAATTGGAGTTTGCAACCACAAGGCGACAAAAGGCCACCGATTGATTATGAATATCTGATGTATCCGTTCCGGAAAGGTGGGGATCATGGATTTGGTGGATTCCGGTGGGATGCAAGGACATTCGAACGATGGAACATCCCGATTGATGACACGATGGAATTTCAGGGATCATGTTGGTTGATGACAAAAGATTGGTTCAATAAGAATAATTTCTTTAAAGATATGGGTTATACCGGATGGGGACAAGAAGCCGAAGAAATTGGATTCACGACTTGGTTAAGAGGTGGCCGGGTGGTTACGAATAAAAACACATGGTATGCACATTTGCATAAGGGAGCGACATTTGGCCGGATGTACTTCATGGACAAAAAAGATAATCACCGATGTTATGAATATTCTTATAAATTCTGGATGAATGACAGATTACCTAATCGGGTTCATGATTTTGAATGGTATATCAACAAATTTATGCCTATCCCAGGATGGAGGGCTGATTGGAAGGAGGTGTTAAAACCCACTTATTTATGAACACATTACAGTTTCTGAAAGACAAATATCAATTAAAGGGAAACAAAGCCAAGTATGAATTGTATTGTCGCCGGAAAGTATCATTCCCGAGACTTTTCAATCAACTTGGATATAAAGTTGGAGTGGAGGTTGGAGTCGGTCAGGGAAGATTCACAAAAGAGATCGCAATTCAATGTCCGGACATGAAGATATATGGAGTCGATGCGTGGAAGTTGCACTTTGGATTAACTCATCACGAAACACAAGACGACATGGAACATTCGTACGATACGGCCAAATGGAGACTCGCTCCATATAAAAATATTGAATTAACCAGAGGATGGTCTGTGGATGTGGTTAAAGAATTTGAGGATAATTCACTTGATTTTGTTTATATCGATGCAGCCCATAGTTACAAAAATGTAACCGAAGATATCAAGGTATGGTCGAAAAAAGTGCGATCCGGAGGATTGGTCATGGGACACGATTATACAGATCCGATTCCGGACAGAAAAAAGGGATATTACAAGGAAGTTTACGATGTCAAACACGCCGTCAACGATTGGGTAAAAAAGAATAAGATAAAACCTTTGTTTATATTTGTAAAAGATGATCCGCCGAGTTGGTTTTATGTAAAGTAATATGGACCTATCGATTGTAATACCGGCAAGAAATGAGATGTTTGTATCGAATACCGTTGAAGATATTTTAAAGAATATCGAGGGAAGTACGGAGGTAATTGTAGTTATAGACGGAGAAACGGAATATAAGAATATTCCAAGCGATCCACGAGTCAGGGTTATATATCATCACGAATCAATCGGCCAACGAGCTGCAACAAATGAGGCCGTTAGGTTAAGTCAGGCCAAATATATCATGAAGTTGGATGCTCACTGTGCATTCGACAAAGGATTCGATGTGAAGATGATGGCGGATATGCAAGATGATTGGACAATGGCACCGCTTATGAAGAATCTCCATGCATTTGATTTGATTTGCACCGATGGACATCGGGTATATCAGGGTGCGATGGGACCTTGTCGATTTAAATTATCGGAAACTGTCGATGCGAATGGGAAATCAGTTCCGGTGTTATGTGGGAAAGACACTCATATGGAACTTATATGGCAAGCGAAAAGACGGCCGAATAGTACTTCATATTGTTTTGATGAAGTTCCCCACTTCCAATATTTTAATGAATACTCTTCCAGGCCGGAAGCACAGGGAGATATTACCGAATCGATGAGTTTGCAAGGATCCTGTTTTATGTGTACTCGGGATAAGTATTGGGAACTTAACCTATGCGATGAAAGTCTTGGAAGTTGGGGATCACAGGGAATTGAGGTCGCCTGTAAGACATGGTTATCCGGAGGGAAAGTTATGATCAATCACAAAACTTGGTATGCTCATATGTTTCGGACACAAGATGGATTTTCATTTCCATATCCTATGTCCGGCAACCAACAAGAAAGCGCCAAACAAAAAGTCAGGGATCTCTTTTTTAACAATAAGTGGGAAAAGCAGATTTATCCATTGAGTTGGTTAGTCAAGAAGTTTTGGCCTGTACCCGGATGGACGAAGATTCCGGACACTGAATATATTCCTCCGGCAAAAACTCCTCATAATTCGACTAACTTATGGAGATATATTCACCGATCCGGATATTACGAATCTTTAGTTTCCGGAGTGAATAAGGGAGTTGTGTTTTATACTGACAATCGAATAGATCCGAGAATATTTGATTATTGTGTCGGACAACTTGATCGGGCATTCAAAGGCCGGATTATCAGTGTTTCGTTAAAACCGATTGAATTTGCCGAGAACATAGTTTTGCCGATGGAACGGGGATATTTGACAATGGCCAAACAAATTCTCGCCGGATTGGAGGCAATAAACACCGATATAGTATTCTTTTGTGAACACGATATTGTGTATCATCCGTCCCATTTTGAATTTACTCCTCCAAGAAAAGATGTTTATTACTACAATATGAACTCATGGATATTAAGAAGTTCCGATGGGTTTTGTTTATATTATGATCACAAGTCATTAAGTGGGTTGTGTGCATACCGGGAACTATTGATCCCACATTACCGGGAACGAGTCCGGAGAATCGAAGAATTGATCGCACAAGGCAAGAATCCAAGACACGAAATGAGGTATATTGGATTTGAACCCGGAACTCATGACCGTCCGGAAAAGATAGACAGTTTCACAGCGGAGGGTTACCGATCTTTATATCCCAATATCGATATAAAGCATGGATGCAACTTGACTTTAAATAGGTGGAATCAATCGGAGTTCAGGGACAAATCAACTTGTCAGAATTGGAAAGAATCGGATGAAATACCCTTTTGGGGTAAAGGAAAGGAGATTATTAAATTATGGCAATAGAAATTATAGGAACACCACAAGTAGCAAACGCCAATAATGGCGGTACGGCTACTTGTACTTTTAGCACAAGACCTTCGGAGGGTGATTATACTGTTGCTATTATCGGTTCTCCTGCTGCTTCTGCGGCAATAGGTACAATATCGACAACTGGTTATACTGAGTTAGCTTCTCATGCAGGAGCAGCAGCAGCCAACCCCTCTCTTGCTATATGGTATAAAAAACAAGGTTCAACTACTGATACAACCGTAGCAGGGACAAGTGGCAATAGTAGTGATACTGATTCTTCTTTAATTGCTTTTGTTTTAAGAGGTGTTGATCCGACCACCTTTTCAGATGCAACTCCGACAACCGCAGGGGAAACAACAAGCACTAACCCTGATCCTGCTTCAATAACTGTTGGAACAACGGGTGCTTGTGTAATTGTTGCTGCCTGTATGACGGTTGTAATGGACTCTGATATAACCGCACCTTCAGGTTATACGGGTTATTCACAGATTGGTAGTGATACTTATGACCACACTCTAGCGGCAGCTTATAAATTAAATTGTAGTGGAACTGAAGATCCTGCCTCTTGGACAAACTGGGATTCGGGACTTTGGTATGCGATAACAATTGCAGTTAAACCATCCTATACAGCAACAGCTTCTGCATCAGTTTCCCCCTCGGTCAGTCCTAGTGTTTCGCCCAGCGTTTCAAAATCTGCGTCCCCCTCGGTCAGCCCGTCAGTGTCGATTTCGGCAAGTCCTAGTATTTCCCCTAGCGTCTCAAAATCCGCCAGTCCGTCGATTTCTCCCTCGGTCAGCCCTAGCGCCAGTCCGTCCAGATCCCCCTCAATTAGTCCCAGCGCCTCGCCCTCAATTAGTCCCAGTGCTAGTATTTCCGGATCGGCCAGCCCTTCAGTTTCTCCCTCGGTTTCAATTTCCGCCTCGCCCTCTGTGAGTCCGTCGGTCTCGATTTCAGCTAGTCCTAGTATCTCGCCTAGTGTTTCCAAATCTGCGAGTCCCTCGGTCAGTCCCAGCATTTCCCCCTCGGCCAGTGCCAGTATTTCTCCGTCTATTTCAGTAAGCGCCTCGCCCTCAATTAGTCCCTCGGTTTCAGAATCTGCGAGTCCCAGTATTTCGCCATCGGTTTCTGTTTCCGTATCGCCTAGTATTTCACCGTCGGCATCGATTTCTGAAAGTGCCAGTCCCTCAATCAGCCCCAGTGTCAGTGAATCCGCCTCGCCCTCAATTTCACCCTCCGGAAGCGAGAGCATCAGTCCTAGCGCCTCGCCCTCCGTTTCGCCCAGTATTAGTCCATCGGGGAGTCCATCGATTTCGCCCAGTACTTCCCCATCGGCATCTGAGGAGCCGTTAGACACGACCGATTATTCGACAAATACAAATGATTTGGCTAATAGTGGGGTAACTATAAGTACCGACACACCTTTTGCCGGAAGTTCTACTTCAGCCCATTTTGCCGGATCAGATGAATATCTATCTATAACCGATGCCAGCCAAACAGGATTAGACTTTCAAACCGACTTCACGATTGAATGGTGGATGAAAATGGATAGTGGTTCCACTTATAGTGCTATATTTTCAAAATCTGCTACCGATGGTACTGGAGTTGCTTGTTACTATCATGGTGGAAATGGATGTTTATATATAAGATATTTTGATGCTTCGGCGAATGTTACCCAATTTAGGACTTTAAATGCATTAAGCACTCCGACAAGTTGGCATCATTACGCCATATCATTAGTTTTAAGTTCGCATACATGTGTAATGTATGTTGATGGAGGTTCAGTTTCACTTAATGCTGATGCTACTGATGCACATAGTATTAACGACAACGCTACCGCTTTTGAAATTGGTCGGATGAATGCAGGTGCTTTGGATTGTGCGGGTCTTATAGATGAGTTCAGATATTGGGGAGATATAAGAACGGGAACAGAAGTAAATGACAATAAAGGGGTAGAACTTACAGGAAGTGAATCTGGTTTAAATGCATATTATCCATTTGAAGAAATAACTGGAGGAACTGCATCGGCATCAGTTTCACCCAGCGCCAGTCCGTCGATTTCTCCCTCAATTTCCCAGTCGGCTAGTCCTAGTATTTCGCCATCAGCATCGGTCAGTGGATCTGCATCCCCCAGTATTTCGCCTAGTGTTTCGGTTTCGGCCAGCCCGTCAGTTAGTCCTAGTATTTCGATTTCAGCGAGTCCTAGTATCAGTCCCTCGGTCTCGAAATCCGCATCCCCCAGTATTAGTCCATCGGCCAGCGTTTCCGGATCGGCCAGCCCGAGCATCTCGCCCTCCGTTTCAAAATCCGCCAGTCCTAGTATTTCCCCATCGGTCAGTATTTCCGCCTCGCCCAGTATCAGTCCATCTTATTCGATCAGTGCCAGTCCATCCGTTTCGCCCAGTGTCAGTGTTTCGGTTTCTCCTAGCGTTTCAAAATCGGCGTCTCCTAGCATCAGCCCGTCGGTTTCAATTTCCGCCTCTCCCAGCATTTCCCCCTCGGCATCGCCCAGCATTAGTCCCAGCGCTTCTATTTCTGAATCTGCCTCGCCCTCGGTTTCACCCAGTATCAGTCCGTCGGCATCACCATCCGCCGGATCAGAAAGTCCGTCGGCATCGCCTAGTATCAGTCCGTCGGCCAGTCCTAGCATTTCCCCCTCCGCTAGCCCCTCGATCAGTCCTAGCGTTTCAAAGTCTGCGAGTCCGTCGATTTCGCCAAGTGCCAGCGTTTCCGGATCTGCCTCGCCCAGTGTCAGCCCGTCGGTTTCGAAGTCGGTTTCCCCATCGATTTCTCCCTCAATTTCGGTTTCGGCGAGTCCCAGCATTAGTCCCTCCATTTCGGTTTCCGCCAGTCCTAGTATTTCCCCATCGGTTTCAAAATCCGCCAGTCCTAGTATTAGCCCGTCAGCTTCTATTTCCGAATCGGCTAGTCCCTCAATTTCCCCCAGTGTCAGCGTATCCATTTCTCCGTCTTATTCGATTAGCGTTAGTCCATCGATTAGTCCCAGTGCATCGCCATCGGCTAGTCCCAGTGAAGAACCAATAACACTGGAAACATTTGGCGATTCCATAACGGCCGGAGCGAATGCATCGACAGAAAGTAAAAGATGGGCGAATTTGTATGCAAGTGCGGGAAGTTGGAACTTAACTAATAGTGGAGTTGGATCTGCCGATTCAACTGATGCATTTGACAATATTTATTCAAAAACCTCAATAACTGTAAACGACAGAAGTGCGTGGTTAGCCGGGTATAACGATATGCGGTATTACGACAGTAATTCCGATATGCTTAATACTTTCAAAGATAATATATATGCCGGATCAGTATGGTTGGCGACACTTTCAGCAGATAAAAAGACAGGTCAAGGTGGTGGAACAACGGAATCGGGAACATGGAGCAATTCGGATATATTCACTGCATTAGGAAGAAAATCATCGACTCAAAACGATTATGTCGAATTTACAGCATCCGGAACTGTTATATATGTCGGTTATACAAAACTTGTAACAGGAACAGGACAGTTTGAATTGTTTGTCGATACAGTTTCAAAAGGAACATTCAATTGTTATGGAGCAAAGACATCCGCATCCGGAAATACTTACAGTGCAGCGTTAGCAAGAGTAACCGGACTTAGTTCGGGATCTCATACAGTTAAGGTTAAGGTTGTTTCTGCATCGGGAACTGTTTATTTTGATTGGGGAGTCGGAAACGCAAACACTGGTCCCGAAGTTAGGATCGGCGCTTGTCTTTATATGAACTCAACCGGATATTCTTCATATTCGCCATATAATAATGGAAACAATTATGCAGTAGAGAATTTCAGAGGCCAGGCTTTTCTTGCGGTTGAGGATTTAAAGGACGATGGATTATCAATTCAAACAATCGCATCAAATTATTATTACAATGTTTCCACAGATATTGATGCAGATAATGTTCACCCTAACGATTCCGGACATGATCATATAGCCGATGCATTTATCGAAGATATTGAGGATAATCCTCCATTTCCATCCGAATCACCATCCGTTTCAGTCTCGGTTTCACCATCGGGTAGTCCTAGCGTTTCCGAGAGCGCCAGCCCCTCAATTTCCCCATCGATGAGCGAAAGCGCCAGTCCTAGTATTTCGCCATCTGTTAGTGAGTCGGTCAGCCCCAGCATCAGTCCGTCGGTTTCCGAAAGTGTCAGCCCGTCGATCAGCCCGTCGGCCTCGATTTCCGGTAGCGCAAGTCCTTCTATCAGTCCGTCCATCTCGCCGTCCGGATCGCAATCCATCTCGCCGTCAATATCTCCGTCGGCATCGCCAAGTGCCTCGCCCAGTGGAGAAATTGTTGAATGGCATTTGAATAGGAATCTGTTTATTGAAAAAGTGGTTAATGGATTTGCAATGCAATTCAGACCGTTAACTATGACCACATGGAGCGATGACACCCGGCCATCAAATCCTAAAAGAGGAGAATTTGGATTCAATGTATATACAGATTCTTTCGAAATATTCGATGGAGTTGCGTGGTTTAAGATATTGTTGACCGAAGTATAACATCGTACTATAATCGCCATAGGGTATGAGGGACAGAGAAGTCTATATAACAGGTGCGAGTGGTTTTCTCGGATCTCACTTAATTGAGAAGTTGGATGTCTTCACTCCAATACCTCATCAGGAAATAACTACATACGATTACAAACCATACGAAAGATTTTACTTCTTGTCAGCTTATGGAAATATGCCAGATCATGATGACGATCCGCAAGTCATCCAGGCGAATGTCGGGGATCTCCTCCATGTATTAAGTAAGTCGGATTTTAAACATTTGGAATCATTCGTATATATAAGTACTTCATCAGTCAGATTAAAGATTCAAACACTTTATTCCAGAACGAAAAAGGCTGCAGAGGAAATTCTACTGGCATTTGCCGAGAAGTATAATGCTCCGATATGCATCATCCGGCCGTATTCTATAACCGGAGTTGGTGATCAATATAAACACTTGATTCCGACACTGATCAGGTCGTGTTTATTAAGGGAAAAAGTGGATCTCGTTCTCGATCCTGTTCATGATTATATCGATGCCGATGATGTAGCGGAGGGAATATTGAATCTGTCAATGAATCGTGCAAAAGGAGTATTTGAACTTGGGAATGGAGTCGGATATTCAAACAAACAAGTCTTGGCGGAAGTCGAAGAAGTCTGCGGATGCAAGGCAAATGTAAATATTGTCGGGAATATGAGACCGTATGACACTGATGATTGGGTATGCAAGAACTTCCATGCAAGACAATATGGATGGATGCCGAAAAAATCATTGCAACAGTCGATAATAGAAATGGTCAAAGAATATGAACAACCTTGAGAGAAGAATCATCGATATAAGTTATAAATACAAATTATCCCATATAGGAAGTTGCTTAAATGCGGTTAACTTCATTAGTCATACTTACGAAACAAAAGAACCCGATTCGGTGGTGGTGGTTGGGAATGCTCACGCCGGATTAGCGCTTTATGTGGTACTAGAGGATTTGGGGATCTGCGATGCAGAAGAAATGTTTAAAAAACATGGAGTTCATGTTACGAGAGATCCTAAACATGGAATTGCAGTTTCCGGAGGAAGTTTAGGCCAGGCCGAAACAATCGGAGTTGGGTTGGCGTTTGTCCATCCCACGAGAAATGTTTATATCATCACAAGCGATGGGGCTTGTGCGGAGGGGAGTGTATGGGAGTGTATGAGATTGGCCGGAGATAAACAGTTGGAGAATTTGAGGGTGGCGGTCATATCAAATGGATATGGAGGTTATGGAAGTATCGACTCACAGGTCTTGGATGCGAGAATGAATATGTTTTATCCGACTTTGGTTGTCCGAACTAACTTATTTCAGTTTCCGGATTGGATTCAGGGATTAAATGGACATTATGTAGTTATGGATGAAAAGAAGTACAAGGAGATAACAAAATGAAAGAGTGGCATCAATCACAAAGGGGGTATTTCGCCGGAGAACTATTCAAACAAATGGAAAAGAATAAGGATATATGGTTAATTACTGCGGATCTCGGGTATGGGATGTTCGATAATATTCAAAGTACTTTTCCGGATCGATTTATAAATACAGGAGCGGCAGAACAAACCGCAATAGGAATATCAATAGGATTGGCAATGGAGGGAAAAATACCATTTGTTTATTCGATCACTCCATTTTTAATTTATCGACCGTTTGAGTGGATCAGGAACTATTTAAATGCGGAAAAGTGGCCAGTTAAACTTGTGGGAAGTGGTCGGGACAAAGACTATGAAATAGACGGACTAACCCATGATGCATCCGGAGTTGAAAAGGTACTGGATACACTTCCAAATATTCTTCAGTATTGGCCGAAAGATAAAGAAGAAGTTCCATATTTAGTCGAAGAATTGATTGAAAATAGGATGCCGAGTTTTATTTCATTAAGGAGGTGATTATATGTTGAAAGCGTTATTTTACCCGGACAAAGATTTCGATACCCTGTTTATTCCATACATTTATAAGGAGATTTATTTCGATAATTTATATGTAGATGTGTTGAATGAACAAAAAGACATGATCATTATCGATGCCGGTGCCAATATAGGCCTTATAACTGACCACATGAGGCCACACGCAAAGAAAATCTATGCTATTGAACCAGCATCGGATCATTTCGAGGCGTTACAAAAGAACAAAGATTATAACAAGTGGGATAATGTCGAATTATTTAAAATGGCATTGTCAGGTGTTGATGGGGAAACAAGGTTATACAAAAACCTTAAGAACAGGACTTGCCATTCTTTAGTAACCGATTGGGGATTCAAAAGAAGTGAACCAGTTAAAACCATGAGAATCGATACATTCATGAAAGAAAATAAGATTGAAAAGGTGGACTTTCTTAAATTGGATGTCGAGGGATCGGAAAATCTCATTTTACCGAGTGAATCTTTCCGGAATGTTTGCGAAAACATAAAGGCGGTTGAGGTGGAGTTCCATTTTAAAACATTTCCGATGTTGGTCGAACATATGGAACAATTGGGTTACAAATCAAGAAGATATCCGTGCAGTGCAATAGTATTTTTATTTACCCGATGAAAATATACCCGGAAGGTAACAGGTTCATTAAAGATGTATTTGAGGGGAACGAATATGGATTCCTATACGATTACGATACTGTAATTGACATAGGAGCGAATATCGGGACTTTCAGTATGTGGATTTATGATCATGCGAAAAAGATATATGCCATTGAACCAGTCGAGACAAATGTCATATATCTCACGCAGAACAAAGAAGAAAATAAATTAGACAAGTTAAGTATTCATCAAATGGTTATATCGGAAAGAAATGGGTTGTTTTTCATGGAAGAGGACGGAGATCCACTTTCAGGGGGTTGGAAGTTAAGTGTTGTCGGATCATATCCTGTTACCGGGATGTCGTTAAAGGACTTTATGGATTGGAAAGACATAGAATATGCGGACCTGGTTAAAATTGATGTCGAGGGATCGGAAATGGATATTATAAAAGCCGATAACTTCCCAAAGGATCAGGTTGGGACAATCATCGGCGAGTGCCACGCATCAGACACAAACTGCGAGAGTGTTGAAAAGAAACTTAATTGGTTAGGATATAAATGTAAATTTATTAACAATATGTTTATAGCAAGAAAATGAAGAATATAGTGAAATATGATATAATTTCACTATGGTACTCACAAATGAAAAATCTAATATTAAGCGTCGAGAGAAATACCGGAAAGACATTAAATATCGGGAAAGGGTTCTGGAGGAATGTCATAATTATTATCGCAAAAATAAAGACATTATATATGCCAGGAGAAAAAAGTATTTTAAAGAGAGGTATCATGAGGAAAAGAAAAGAATATCTAATTATTGCCAGAAAAGAAATAAAATATATAGAGATAAAATCTACAAAATACTTGGAAATATATGTTCGCAATGTGGTTTTTCAGATACAAGATGTCTTCAGGTGGATCATAAAAACGGTGGAGGAAATAAAGATCGTAAAAAATTTGGCACTAATACAAAAACTTTGTATGAAAATATAAAGAAAAATAAAGAGAATTATCAAATTCTTTGTGCTAATTGTAATTGGATAAAGAAGTATGAGCAACAAGAAACAACCCGTAAGCACTGATCGAATAGTATTTTATACATTAGTCAGTGATATTTATTATTATCCGATTGGATGTCATAAGTTTGTCAATTCATTCAAAAGATTTCATCCGGATATTGATTTGGTTGTATTCCGGCAAGACATCATCGATAAGGTATTTAAGGAAAAGAATATAAACTTCTATATGGCCAAGCCGACATTTGCTTTAATGTTGGCCGACAAATATGACCTTGTAGTTAATATCGATGCTGATTCTGCAATATTAGGCCGGATGACAGAAGTTTTAAAAGGGGATTATGAAGTCGGCGCTGCGTGGAATTATAACAATTTGGAAAATTCATCACTGGAAAATATCGGAGAAAAAGATTATCTCCAGGCCGGATTAGTCGGATCAACAAGTAAGGACTTCTGGCATATGTGGGAAGATGCAAATATCGATGCGTTAAATTATAGGCGACAAGAAAATGATATTCTCAATAAACTCATATATGGAGTTGATGTTAATAATCCCCGATTTAAATTAAAGATATTCGACAAGGATATTCCGGACTATTATGGATGCAAATCACTCGGGAGGGAATCTGAATTTTATATGAAAGATGACAAAGTAATGTTAGGCGATGGACAAGTTATTGTTTACCATCAGGCAAGGGGAGCATTGTTTCCGAAACTTGATTTTTTCGACAGAAAATTAGGATTTCCATATGCGGTTGCACAGTATTGGGAAAAGATGTCGATGTCGGGTGTTAGCGTTAAATACGGAAAATTATGAAGTTCAGGCCATATGTAATTTATTCGCCGATCCTAGAAATGAACACCAACTCGGGTGGAGTTAAGGTGATGTACGGATTATATGGACATTTACTGGCAAAAGGGATGACGGCATATTTAAATGTCATTTTGAACATCCACGATTATGTAGCGGTTTATCCGGAGATAATGCATGGAAACGAGGGAAAGGCTGATCATGTAGTCAGATATATATTGAATAAACCCGGAATTATGGGTGGAGGAACAAGAAAACATCCATTAGGTCCAGGTCCCACTGAATTTGATCCAACGGATGAACTTTATTACTTCAGTCGGTTATTCGGCGAAGCAAAAGATGAGGGACATTACATGTTCTTGCCGATCCTTAATATGCAATTATTCAAACCACAAGGTAAATTAAGGAATAAAACATCAGTATTTATCGGAAAAGATTTCGACTTGCATCAACATCCGGAGGGATCGATTTATATCACAAAAGATATAACCAACGATCAACCCAAATTAGCAGAATTACTCAATGAGTGCGAGGTGATGTATTGTTATGATCGGGTAACCGCAATGACAGAAATTGCAAGACTATGCGGATGCCGGGTGGTTATGATCAACCCTATTTATTCAAAGGATGAATTTAGTAAATACGAAGCCGGAATGAATGGGATCAGTTGGGGAGAAGATACTCATGTTCCACTTGATGTCGAAGGATTTCGTGATCACTACAAAAGCATGAAGAGGGAATTTAGTAAGAAACTCGATGATTTCATCGAAAGAACCCAACAATGAAGACAATTAAAATATTTGCACTTCCGTCCCACCTCACAAAAGAAAGATTGGGAGGAGTTGACTTCGTGAGAGTAGTCCAACCCATGAAACATCTTGACGGATTTAAGATGGGGAAATATCAATTTAAGGTCGATATATACGATATATTCCGGCAAGAGGATTTTGATTGGAAGACAGTTGCCACAAATTATGATTTGGTGTTTTTTAACTATACCGTATTGGATTGGAATTATGCTGCAATGGGAACATTCGTTCATGGGATGGGAAAAAAGATGATCATGGATCTCGATGATGCACTTTGGTATGTCAATCCGGATAATATCTCATATGAGAGTTTGAAAAAGGCCAAAGTCGGTGAAGTCATAAGTGCGATACTTCGGGATGTCGATGGGGTAGTAACTACAAATACTTATTTAAAACACCTCATTACCCACGAAGCGCATATCCCATATGATTATATAGTCTCAATTCCAAATGCGGTGGATCTCGAATATTACAACCACAAAAGTCCGGCAAAAGACAGTCATATAATAACTTTATTCCATTATGGAAGTACAACCCATTTCAGCGATTTGACTAATCAGGATTTTATCAAGGGAGTGGATCGGATATTTAAGGAATATCCTAATGTAATATTGAAATCAGTCGGAGCTGCAGTTTCAGAACTTAAAAATAAATGGGGAGAAAGATATGATTTCGGATTTGGCCATGTCGATATATATCATTGGATCAAAGATAAGTTTCCGGGTTATATGGATGAAGCGGATATTATGGTAGTTCCACTTCAGGATAATATTTATAACCGATGCAAGAGCGATATTAAGTTCTTGGAGACCGCAACTGCAACCAAACCCGGAGTTTATTCGGATCTCCGGCAATATCATGAATCGATTGAGCATGGGATCACAGGGTTTCTTGCCGATTCTCCGGAGGATTGGTATGAATCGTTGAAAATACTCATTGAAAGTGTAAAGAAACGAAAGGAAATCGGGGAAAATGCATATAATTATGTGAAGAAGTTCCGGCAAATAGACAAATATGTTCCGGCATATGCGGAGTTCATTCTTAAAGTATTGGGTATTTGACAAAATTTTGAAATTTATTATATAATTATTCAGTCTTTGAACGGCCAAGCTTGAGCCGGATTCAGACCCAAAGGATTATCCGATGGGTCTTTTTTTTGTAATATGCCATTAGGACCGGGAGTTAAATACAGGTATAAGAAAGGGACACATACCCGTTTAGCTTTTAAGAACGGAAAGGTCATAGAGGCAAAGAATATGAAGACAGGAAAAACTCATACTCCGGCGGAATTTAAAGCCGACAAAAAGAAAAAGAAAAAGGGTTATGATTTTAAAAAGGCCGAGAAAAAACTCGGAATAGTTAATCGATAATATGGGAATAGATTTGAGTCCTCAAAACATCGCAAACCAGTGGAATGCGTTTAAGCAGTTGTATGGAACCACTGGAGTTGATATAGGTCCAATACAAAATGTTCATGCTGGATCGTGGGGTGGTCTTCCGGATTTAGGAGTAACAGAAGCAAGAGCGGCTGAAATTTCGAATGGCGGAACTACTGATTGGTCAAATGCAGTGTCCGGATATAATGATGTGGGTAATGCAGTTGCACCTAATACCGGGCAAACTGTATTTTCAAGAAATGCCAACAATCAAATAGTTGATAAAAATGGGAATATTATTACTTCAGGCGGTGGAGGTGGAGGCGGTGGAGGTGGCGGTGGAAGCGTTCCAACCCAAATGACAACTCAAGAGATGACCGGGGACGAACTAACGGCCGGATATGATCAATATTTAGCCGATTTGGACACTCTTCTTGCCGGTTTACCCGGACAACAGACTAATTTAGTCAATCAGGCAACCGCACAAACATCCGGACAAATGGCCGACTTGGGACTACAAAGACAACAGGGGATGCAAACTCTTGGTGGTTATCAAAACAAATCATTGAAAGATATCGCTTCTAATGCAAGAAATGTCTTTAATGCCGGAAATATATTATTGGGATCAAGAGGTGCCGGAGACAGTTCGGCCACGAATCAATATGCATATGCCATCGGGAAACAAACAGGCCGACTCCGGAGCGATGTTATGGCCGATGTAAGTGCAAGAATGGGAAATCTGCAAAATATATATAATACCGAAAAGAATAAACTACAATCAGCCCTTGATGCAAAAATAGCGGAAATAGGTCAATGGTTTTATGAACAACAAAATTCACTTGTCGGACAAAAGGCATCGGCAGTCAAAGAAAAGAGTGAGGCGCTTTTGACATATGCACTTCAACAGCTACAAACATCACAACAACAAATTGCCAGTCAGCAATCGGCACTTGATACTTGGGTTGCTAACCATGCAACATCGCTTAAGGATATGATTGCTCAAATGGGAACATATTCATCGAATTTGGCAACACCCGGAAGAATTAACGGAACGATAACCGATGCATACGGAAGAGTTTCCAATCCGATGACAACCGGGTACGGATCAACATCGACAGGAACAACTGAAAAAGATATATTTGGTAATCCAATAACCAGTTGACTGGCTGGATAAAACCAGTCAGTTAAAATGGCGAGTCTAAAAGATTTACAAAATAAACTAAAAAGTTTCTTCGGGTATTCCGTTCCTCAAACAATGGCTCGTGTTGCATCGAGTCCGACACTGACACGAACTGCACAAAACTTCATGAGTGGAATGCAAAGGTTATCCAATTTCGGACAACAGGCTCAACAAAGGAGAAAACAGACTCCAGTTAAACAATATATATTTCCAACCGCAAAGGGTTATGCTCCGGAGAGATTTCGTGGAATGATTAGTAATTATTATGGTCCGGCAATAAAAGATATTCCCGTTCAGTTAAAAAAGACAATGGCACCACCGATAGGTTTGAATGTACCCAAACCCAACTTGGGTGCGAGTGCCAAACTAGCTTGGGATTTATTTACTGCAATTCCGGATATTTCCGATCCACTCATAATGGCCGGAAAATATGCTTTAGGAGGGATGAAAGCCAAACGGGAGGGAATGAATATTCCACAATCGATGGATGTGGCCATGCGATCCGGAACTTTTGAAAACCCGGTTGGATTGGGTGAAGCATTTACTTCAAAACCCGGACTAGGACAAACGGCATTAAATATTGCAGAAATCCCGATTGGAATGTTGGCTATTGGAAGAGGTGCAAAAGGATTTAAAAATTACGAATCATTTGTCGGATTGGATAAAAAGTTGAGAGCTGAAATAAGTGATTTATCATCAAGACTAAAAACAAGGGATTTTGATAATTTAGTCAAACAGGGAACTGCAAGGTTGGGAGATATATTGGAACATCCGAGTTTGTATAAGAACTACCCGGATTTTAAGAAATTGAGGATCAGTTTTAATAGTTTGCTTGGGGAAACAAACGGAATGTTTAATCCGAAAACTTTCACTTTATATCTTAATCCGGACAGGACTCGTGGAGAAATAAGGTCAACATTACTTCATGAACTCCAACATACCATTCAGGAATATGAGGGTTTTGCCAAAGGCGCTGATATAAATGCACTTAGAAATAAAATTACTAAAAAGGAAATCGATGATTATGTCAAGGTTGAATACAATAAGTTAATTAAAAAAGGAGTGCCTAAAGATGAAGCATTTTACATGATCGAAGACGAAATTCTACCAGGAGCAGAAAATAAACTTGCTATACGAAAATATTTAAATTCAGCTGGGGAAATCGAAGCAAGAGCAGTACAGAAAAGAGAGGGATTGACTAAAGAAATGAGAAAGAAAATGCCATTTTACGAAGAGGAAATGTGGCAAGGTGGAATAAAACGAAAAGATGTAAATGTCGATTTTGGAAAAGGAGGTTTTGTAACAGGTCCAAAGTTTACAAGAAATCTTACAGGAGTAGAAAAAACAACATTAAACGCACCAAAAGAATTAACGAAAGCATTTCAACCACCGTATAAGTCCGGAGATATAAAAGTATTGGAGGGAGATTTATATGGATTATTAGGTGTTAAAAAGACAGGTAATTACAAAAGCGATTATGCACAGTTGATGAATGCTAAAGGACAGTTAGAAAACTATGCTGAATCCGGAGATCCACTGGCAAGACAATATCTCAATGCAGTCAATAATATTGAGAATCAAATGAATTTGGCAAGAGAATCAAAGGCCGGAATAAAGAATGTTGTACAACAACCACCCACATTTACTGGAAAGCAAATATCTGAAGAAGCAAAGAATCTTGGAAGTGATCAGGGCGGTTTAAGTGATTGGACACTCAAACAAATTGCCAAAGAAAATTATAAAACTGAAACTATAAGTATAGATGAACTCCGGAAACTTGATCCCGACTTGGATGATTATCTAAAAACTTCAAAAGGAAGAGTTAGGAAATTTGAGGGTGAACCAAATGCAATGAATCCAATTGTTAGTTCGGAGGGTGAAGTTATTGATGGTTACAATCGAATTGCACAATCAATAAAAAATGGAGAGAAAGAAGTCGATATTTTAAGAGGAATTTCTACAAAACCACCTAAATTAGTAAAACTAACCAAATATGATACTCCGGAGATTATCAAGGCAAGACAAATGGCGAATGACATTCCGGAAACTGTAAATATAAATACTCCGGAGAGAATTAAAATGAGAGAAGATTTAGTGAATAAATATTATGGAAATGGCGCTGCAGTTAAAAAGAAAAGATTTGATTTAGTATTGGGATCTCCGGCATCGGGTAAGTCGTCAAGATTAGTAGAACCACTCGCCAATCAACATGGATCGCTTATTATCGATTCCGACATGATTAAGAAAGAATTGCCGGAATTTAACAATGGGATTGGCGCTGCAGCAACCCATAAAGAATCAGCCGACATTGCCGATAATATAATATTAAGTAAAGCGTTGGCTAACGGAGATAACATTGTTACACCTAGATTAGGTAAAAATCAGAAGACGGTCGAAGAACTAATTCAATTAGCAAATGATAATGGTTATACAGTACATTTGCACTTCATGGATCTCCCGACTAATGAGACTGCGAAGCGAGTTGTTACGAGATTTAACGAGACTGGAAGATTTGTCGATCCCGAATATATTACCAACACAGTTGACGGTCTACCTAAAAAGGTTTACAATGCGGTTAAGAACTCGGAAGGAGTTACTACTTATGAACACTATTCAAACAAAGTTCCGTTCGGACAAGCCCCTAAACTCATCGAAAGAGGTGCCAACGAAGCCAAGATCGTGGGACGAGCTGGAAGCATACTCGGACAAGGTAATGTTGGAAACATTCCGCCGAGCACTTCGACAAAAATCAAAGAACGAGGGTTCATCCAAACTGTAAAAACTTCAAAAAGAACGATTCCCGGTGTTAAAAGTCAACTTTCCGGATATTACACTCCAATTTCAAACAAACAAACACTTAAAAATGCTAATGCAACCATCAATGAACTTGGATGGGATGCAGCAAAAGAACAAGCTATAAACGGTCCTCATACGGCCGAAAATGTTGCAATGGGAGAATCACTCGCTCAAAAGGCAATGGTGCAAGGCCGATGGGATGAAGCGACAGATATTATCGAACAAATGTCGATCAAGGGAACTGTCGGAGGCCAAGCTACACAAGCATTTCAAATGTGGTCAAGGTTAACTCCAACCGGGATGATCCGGTATGCCAAACAAATAATCGACAAAGGAAATAAAGAGATGCCGATGTTGAGTAAGACTGTTAATCAGATATTAAAGAGAAAAGATGTCAAATTACTTCCGGAAGACACAAAGATAATTCATGATTTGATGGTTAAAGCAAACAAAGCCGGAACTGAAGAACTAAAAGCAAAATATATCCGGCAAGTATTTGAACATATCGGGAAAAAGATGCCTTGGGGAGTATCGGATCTCATCGATGAATACAGGTATAACAATATGCTCTCAAATCCGCTTACACATCTCCGGAATGCAGTAAATAACCTAGAACAGGCATATCTCGTAAAACCCGCTACACTCATTGCAGAGGGGAGACCTAGAGAAGCGATAAAGTATGAAATAGCAGCATTGAAAGCTGTTCCTGATGCTCTTGGTGCGTTTAAGGAATCAATTAAGAGTGGAAGACCACTCGGGAAGATGGATGTTGCCGGAATAACCAAAATGCAACCCATCAAACCAAAGAGGTTGGGACTTTTCGGACTTCCATCGGATACAATGGAGGGAATGGATCGATTCTTCTCGGAAATTATCAAACAAGGTGAAATGGCGAGAGGAAAAGGATCCGATGAAGCGTTAAAAGAGGCCGAACATATGCTTTTCCGATCCGACTTAAAACCAGCCGGACAAGGCCATTTGTTAAACAGGATCGATGATGTTACAAAAGCAGTTTATGGACTCCGGAAAGTCGGGTTGGGATGGTTCATTCCGTTCATCCGGACACCGATGAATGTGGCGAAACAATGGATCGAGTATTCCCCGATGGGATTGGCAACATTACCCGGATCGGTAAGCAAGAGATCCCAGTTGGCAAAAATGATGTTGGGATCGACAGCTACACTTATTGGAGCGGATTTGGCACTGCAAGGGAGAACTACTTGGGCGGTGCCGACAGATCCGACTCAAAAGCAATTATTCTATGATTCCGGACGAAAACCATATTCAATCAAGATAGGAGATAAATGGGTGCCGATGCAGAGTGCCGGAGTATTTGCACTCGCTCTCGCACTTCCGGCTGCGGTTAAGTACTTCAATGACGAAGCGCCGACACAAGCGACTGATGATCAAATCACAAAATTGGCTAAAATGGCTCTTTCGCCTCTTGGATTTTGGTCGCAACAAACATTTGTTTCCGGGTTGGGATCTTTCGTCAGTATGGCGGAGGGAAATACAGACTACACACTACCAAAGAATATAGGATATACACTCGGACAATTGAAACCTTGGGAGGGGTTGATGAGATATATTTCAACAATTATCGATCCGGTATTCAGAAAACCGAGTGGGATCGCTCAACAACTGATTTCAGATGTGCCAGGACTGACAAAAACACTTCCGGCATATACCGATTTGGCCGGAAATCCATCTACAAGAAATTGGTCGAATTATGTTACTCCATATGCTATGGGACAAGAAAATAAGAGTTATGAACCGATGTATCAAGGGCGACAAAGTGAACTACAACAAAATGCGATTGTTAATGCAGCGAAAAAACAACTGGAAGCCGGAGGACAAGTCCAAGGTGTCAACGGAGCGACTCCGGAGACTCAAAAGAAACTGGCCGAACTTCAGTTCAAATATTCCGATCAACCATTCCAAGTACTCGGGGATGAGTTAATGTATAAAACCGAAGATGGAAATGTTTCATCAATGTCATTGAACTTCGACATTCCAAAGCCCGAGACGACCGGGAATGAATTATTGGACAAAGAAATGTTATCCGACTACAAGGGAGAAATAACCAAAGCGAAAAACGCAGTGATGAAAGCATTTGGATTGGGGTATTTTAACCAAGAACAAACAATTTCAATATTGGAGAAACTTCAATCGCAATCTAATGCACTGAAAAAGCCGAAGAAAATTACAGTAAAAGCAATTAAAGTACCGAAAATAAGTTTGAAAATAAAGAAATCAAGAATCGTAACTCCTAAAAAGATGAAGATATCCATGCCTAAAGCAAAGTCGATCAAGATCAAAGCGGAAACACCGAAAAAAGCTAATTTGACAATTAAAACAAAAATAGGGTAAAATAAGGCGTCCTTGCTTACGGAATGATAAGTCAGACGCCGAGAGTGGCGTCTTTTTTTATGGCACAGATAATATCAACATTGGATGATGCGATAGAGTATTTAAATACTCTTTATAACTTTTCTTCGACTCCACCGACTGACGAAGAGGAAGAATATGCGGTTTGGACTTCACTTTTCAATGTAGCGATCAACTTATGGGAAAGAGAGGCCTTGTGGGAGGAACTTATTGTATGGTTGGCCGATGCATCCGATGGGGACAAACTAACTGTCGCAGATACTTTTGAATATGATTGTCCGACAGATTTCAGATTCCATGTCGGAGGTTGGGTATGGCTCGGGGATAATACCAATAAAGAGGCATATCAAGTTATCAAAGCAAAGGAAGTTCATCTTCATCACAACGACACAGAGAGGTGGTGTTACTTCTTAAATGGTATTTTGTACTTCAATCCTAATCTGACTTTTAATGGCGGTGAAACTATAAATTATGAATATTACAAGAAAGCCAGTGCAGTTTCCGGCGGAACGGATGTATTTGAAATGAGCGATCCGATGTTTGCGGTTTACTTCGCTCTTTCAGAACTTAAGAAAGACGAGGGGGATTCAACCGCTGCTCAAATCGCAACACAAAAGTTAAATAAAATGGTCGATGAAAACGATGCTAGTGGATGGTTTCAACCGGACAATTTAATGAATAAAACAGAGGAAGGATTTGGGGTATGAAATTTGCATCAAGTAAGTCAAAAGCAAAGGATTTATTGTTAACAGTTGACGACTTCTCTGGAGGGACTAATTCACTTATCGATCAAGCGAGAATGCCGTCTAAATTTGCAGTTGAAAGTGTGAACATGATGCAAGTCCAAGACGGATTGTGGAAAACCCGATGGGGAACTTCATATTATGGACCTGAATACAGTGCCGATCCGGATGGGTCTTGTGAATATGTCAAGTCGGATGGAACAACCGAATTGGTAACCATCGCCGGAGGAAAGGCTTATTCTTCAGTGGACGGAGGATCCTTAAGTGAAATATCCGGCGCTACATTTACTGCCGGAACAAAATGTTATTTTATGCAGATGGGTGGTTATGATGACACCACCGGAGAAAAGAAATCATATCTTTATATCGCAAATGGAACAGATCCACTCACAAGATATGACGGAACTACACTTGCAACATACACAGAAATCGATCCTCCGGCAAATCTCGGTTGTTCATTGGTTGCATCCGGGTTGGCAAGTGGTGTTTATGTTTATTATGCACAGGTAACGGCACTGAATAGCGTTGGCGAAACGGTAGGATCAACGGAGGCGTCGGTTTGTGTTAATAAACTTCGGGATGATTGGGTTGAGTCAACGGATAAGGTCGTGTGGTATTGGGATGCAGTTGCCGGAGCGACGATGTACCAAATTTATCTTTCTCAAGATTCCGGGTATGAAGTGTTGATGGGTAATAGTAATATAACAAGTTTCACTGATAATGGAACGGCGGATCTCAATGTTTATGTCGAACTTCCGGATGATAATACAACTTCCGCTCCAAAGTTTAAATCGATGTGTGTGTCGAATAACAGGATATTTGCGACTAATGATCCGGATAATTTATATACAGTCTATTTCTCGGGGACTGGCCGTCAGATAGGAACATTTTCTGATTTCTATGGAGGGGGTTGGGTTAGACTCGAACGAGGTGGTCGGGAAATACCAGTGGCGGTTAAACATTACCAATCCGGACAGGGTGCTGGAGTGGCGACTGTATTATGCCGGACTCCCGATGGTAAAGGTGCGGTATGGCAAATTGAAATCACTGGAGCGACAGTTGGAGAATCTTCGTTCTCGATCCCATCGGCATTGAAAGTTGTCGGATCGTTTGGAACTGAATCGATTCTGGGGGTTGTATCTACTAACAACAACATCGAATTTCCAAACAGGAAAGGATGGTTTTCATTAGGTCCGGAAAAGAATTACTACGGAATACTCCGGACAAATGAAATGTCATCGAATATCCGGCCATACTGGAGAAGTCTTATCGGATCGGGGATCGGTAGTATATGCGCTTATTTTTATGATGCGAAGATATTCATTTCAGTTGCAACATCAACCGGAGGAAATAACAGGATCCTCGTGAGAGATACAGAAAGAAATAATTGGGCGGTAGATTGGGATATTGGAGCGAAACAGTTCTTGGAATACACGGATACTAATAATGTAACCCATTTTCTGATGATACCCACATCCGGAAAACGATTGATCGAAATTGCCGAGAATTTCCTAAATGACTTGGGGACTAAATTCAATCAATCTTACATATCTCCGTTATTTTCAGTATCTAAAAATCAAACCGATATATTCAATTTAAGACACGCAATTGTTAAACTGGGAAATCCAAGAGGTGCGGTGAAGTTTCAACTCTTGGGGATCGGAAAAGACGGATTGTTCACAACTGTTGCCACGAAAGATATTACAAACTTTGGCGCTGATACCGGAGTGGGAACTGATGCATTTGGAGAAGTGTATGCATCGGAAACAAATGCAAGTGTAAGTGGCGGAGCTGGGGCGTGGACAATTTACTTATTGGAATCGCCATCGACATTCACGACTGCAATTACTCCGGCTGCGATCAAGAAAAGGGCGAAGTTATATTCATTGCAGTTTAAAGTATATTCCACAACGGCCGATACCGATTTTACTTTGTTATCATTACAAGCAAAAGGAACTATAATTCCGAGAAAATTGTCTAATTTATGGACAGAATAAGGGGGTGATTTAATATGGCAGCAGCAAACACGGATAAAATGAAGAAAGTCTCAAGAAAATGGGTAGGTCAGATTGGTGCCGGAGGAGTTTCCGATGATGTAGTTACCACGGTTCCGTTGTCTTCGACCACGAACTTGCCGACAGATACAGCGGTTGTTGCAACAATCGACAGAGTTGATGCGAATGGAACAAAGACGCCAACTCTCGAGGAATCTGTTATTGGTGTAGTTTCCGGCTCGAATCTGACGGACTGTGTAAGAGGATCGGAGGGAACTGCACAAGCGCATAGCGCCGGAGCAGTTGTCGAAATTCTACTTACGGCGAAAGGATGGAATGACATCATCGATGCATTTTTAGTAGCTTTCAATCAAGATGGAACAATCAAGTCCGGAACAGTTTTAACAGTTCCGCAGATAAATGACACATCAAGTGATCATCAATATGTATTCGCAGCCAGTGAATTAACGGCTGATCGGACAGTAACTTTACCGTTATTAACATCCGGAGATGAGTTTGTGTTTAAAGCACATACTCAAACATTAACTAATAAAAGAGTTACTCCGAGAGTGGTAACGGCGACTGATGATGCAACGGCGGTTATAGATTGCGATTCAACGGATCATTATCAATTAACGGCTATTGCGAATGCGACAGAATTTACAGTTACCGGGACACCCACGAATGGTCAAAAGTTACTTATAAGATTGAAAGATGCCGGAGTAGCAAAAGCGTTAACATGGACTGGATTTACAGCGATTGGATGCACAGCGCCGACAACAACAGTTGCCGGAAAAACACATTATATTGGAGCAGTTTATAATTCGGCAGCAAGTACATGGAATATATTGGCGGTAGCGGTGGAGGCATAATATGTTTGATAAACAGTGGTTTGAAAGACACCAAAACTTATTACTTTGGTTTGCAAATTCCTTTGTCGGAAGGTATGTTCTTCGTATCTATGGCAATCGTTCTTCGGTGGGCAAAAACAAAATTATAAAAATAGAACCTAATGCTGTTACTTGGAAAGGGAAAAAAAGAAATGAATTTGTAACTGAATTTCGTACCCACAATAAGTTCAGTAAAAGAATTTACTATGCTTTTCTTCCTTTATGGAAACTTTTACACGCTTGGGATATGTTTTGGATTCCGAACTTCAATTTTGGATTTGACACTTTAACCAAATATCCAGACGCCAACCCAGAAACAACCACTGTTGATGGTTATGTTAGAAGAAATAATGGTGGGACAGAAACCCTTGCAACAATAAGGGCTGGTGCAGGAACGGATCATAATGACGCCTATAATGGAGATTCTCCACCAGAAATGACAACTTCTTCCACCACAAACCAATGGTTGCAAATATCAAGAATGATATGGTTGTTTTTGACATCTTCACTTACAGATTCCGCCGATATTACAGACGCAGTATTTTCTCTTTGTGCATATACTAAAGAAAATCAATTAGGTGGTTCTCCTGAATTAGATATTGTTGCATCCACACCAGCATCAAATACAGATTTAGTAAATTCTGATTATGGTCAATTAGGCACAACTGTATTTGCAAGTATTTCTTACGCAAGTTACAACGGTTCTGCATACAACGACTTTACATTAGATGCAAATGGAATCGCAAATATTTCAAAAACCGATGTTAGTAAGTTTGGCGGAAGAGTAAATTGGGACACCGACAATTCATTTGGAGGATCATGGATTTCTTTAGGTCAAGTTAGATTCAATAACTACTGTGCCGACCAGACTGGAACAGACAGTGATCCTAAATTAGTAGTTACTTATATATTACCCAACTTTTTCGCTTTTATATGACAAACAATAAATTACCAGCTTATTTTGAGAAATACTTCGAGGGAAAATTCAGTGAAGTGGATGATAGTATTGGTGAACTTAAAATTCATGTCAACGATGAAATTAAACTTCTTCATAATGAGATTATAGCTTTTAAAAGACAAATGATGGCCATATGGATAATGGTTATTATTCTTCTTCTTCTACATATTGAATCTTTTGGTCCTAGTTTTATTGCCGGATTAAAGAAATTTGTCGGATTATGAAGATTTGCATACAGGCCGGACATCAAAACATAAAATATAATTCTATTATTGCATTAAGGGGATCTACTGGAGCGCCTGGAGAGGCCGAATTTAACCTCGATGTCGCCAACCAAGTGTCCGGAGCATTGCGTGAAAGGGGATTTGAAGTCTTACAAACCGATGCAAATGCAAATGATGATCCCAAAGTTACTTCTGTTGATTGGGATTGTTTCTTGGCAATACACTATGATGCCGATGTTTATAACAAACCCGGAGGATTTGCAGATTATCCCGATCCGGCAACTGATATGGCGACACAAAAGTCCCAAGCCATCGTCAAATCTTTGGCCGAAACATATTTCCCACTGACAGGAGTCGAATATCATCCGGAGAGATCCAATCCAAATACGAGATTCTTTTATATGTGGAAATACTTAACAGGTGCAACTCCTTGTGCATTGATTGAGTGCGGTGTGGGATGGAGAGTGCCGGATGATCATAACCTATTCACTTATCACCGGGAACTCGTTGTGGAGGGCATTGTACGAGGCCTGTGTAAATATTTTAATGTGCCTTACGAATTAGCGCCAGTTTTGACTTGTGAACAACGCATCGATGAGGCGGTAACATCGGCAGAAACAAAAAAAGACGAATTTTGGCGACCTCAACTTGAGAGTGCTAATTTGAAAATTGAGGAATTAAGGAAGTTGTCAGTTGAAGACTATGGTTGGAGGGAGTTAATGAGTCTGGCGTGGAAAAAATTTTGGATTTGGAAAAAATCCACTTAAGGAGGTGATTATATGGACTGGAAAGGACTTTGGCAAAAATCTAAAGAACCTTTAAGGTGGTTGGTATTGGCAATAATACCATTCGTAATAGCTTGGGCATCCGAGTTATCTTATGAGTGGGCTGCGATAGTGGTAGTTGCATTAAGACTGTTAGACAAGATATTACATGACGAAGAACCCGATGGAGTGGCTGGAGGTATAACAAGATTTTAAATTGAGGTGATATATATTGAAAAGATGTGGATCTGTCTACATATCGGAAATGAGCAATGTTGAACGAGGCAAAATAGTAATAGATTCTTTCGGTCATGAGAAGTCAGTATTTCAACACGAGGTACCGTCTTTTCCCGACAAAAAGAAAGTTAATATCGATCCCGAAGAAATCGAAAGGGCGGTTAGTTTAGTCCGTAAAATAAAAGAAAATGCAGAGGTCGGTCAAGAAACAGCGACTTGGATTCCACAAATGAATTACGAAGAAAGACCGATGTTATTTCTTTTCTTAACAGATCCCCATTATTCGAGTATCAGAAGCGACCACGAAAGACTTAATCAGTACTTTGACACAGTTAAAAGAACTCCTAATATGTTTTTAGTTACCGGAGGAGATGATGTCGATAACTTTAATGTCAATTTGGGGAAAGTCGCATCCGGAGTATATGAGGATCCTATTGAACCCGGAATACAAGGGAGAGCGTGGGCTAAAAAACTAACCGATTTGGATCGCAATGGAAAATTAGGATTTATGGTATTCGGAAATCATACTGATTGGAATTATTCCGGAGGTCAGGATTGGTACGATACATTTTTAGGACAAGTGGAAGCGCCGATATTGACATCCGGCGGTCTTGTTAGAGTACAATTCCGGCAAGGAGCGAAATATGAAATTGCAGCCACCCATAAATATTGGGGCGTGTCAAAGCTCAACCCCACAAACAGTTGTAAAAGGTACCTCGAGCATGAATATCCCACAGCCGATGTGGTACTACTGGGACATACTCATCAATCGGAAATCATACAATTTGACCGGGGAGGAAAAGACCGGATCGGGATTATTGGAGGGACACTCAAATCAGAGGATGAATATGCGAGAAAGCATGGGATCGGAGGCCGTGCCGGATCACCCGGAATGTGTGTTGCCTTATGGCCAGATCACCGGGAAATGCAAGGATATAAGAATTTCGAAAGAGCGGTTGAGGAACATTTGAGAAGACTATGATTGAATGCAAACAGTGTACTTTTTATTTTAAACGGATGGAACGGTTAGATCCGGGTATTTCAGTTCCGGTTGAGGGTTGTGTGCGTGATTTAGAACCCGATGATTGCCACGAGTTTCAGGAGAAGTGGTATTCCGGAAACGATAACGGATTCAGGGATTCTATGGAAGAAGAAATGATGTCGATTGATGAATACCGGGATTATATCGAATTAAAAGACAATTTAAGATACCAGGCATTAAAGAAAATGCTGAAAATAGAACAGGACAAAAAAGACCACGATGATTTGATGAAAGAGAAGTTCTAGTACCGAAAATCCCTCTTGCAATCACTCGCAAAAGGGATTAGTATCGGATTACTATGAGTAATACCTCAATCATAACACGAAACCCACAGGAAATTCAACTCCTAATCGAAGATATCCGATCCACAATAGTAGAATGCGAATTTGTTTCCCGATGGGCGTTAGTCGAGGGTTACCACAAAGTCGGCGAAATTATAGTTAAAAATAATTTGTCAGAACTGACACAAATCGCAAAGGCCGTTAACAAAAGCAAACGGACAATATATCGTTGTGTGCAGTTTTATAAGAAATATCCCCATCTGGATCGATTACCGGAGGGCAAGAATGCAAATTGGAACATGATCATAACCAAATATCTGCCGGAAAATCCTCCGGAGGATCCTCCAGATCCAGTTGGCGAATTATTTAAATGTCCTAATTGCGGATTTAGATTTACAAAACAAGATTTATGATAATACATACTGTCCGGACACCATTCATGAGCCGGGTTGGCCAATTTGAACCCGGCAAACAATCGTTATGTATTGGATTGGATGTCCACGCATTGAAATCGGTTAATACTTTCAAATGCTATCTCGGAAAGAATAAGAAATCCTCATATGAAATTGAAAGCGCCGAAGCTTTAAGACTCGCCGATGAATACAATTCGTTTTGGACAAATCCCAAAGGAAAAAAAGTTGCGATCCTCCCATTATTCCACTTTGAAAAGAAAATCAGTAAATGGAACCCGGAGAAGTATGAAGAGAAAGAACATATCAGATCAGTCAAAAATGCGGAAACAATGAGTTTGTTTCAATGGTCAAGGGGAGCCTAAGTGAATCGTGAGACCTTAAATAATCGATTCTTGCTCATTCACTCGCCGACGGGGTGGGGATGACAAAAAGTAACAGAAGCCTTCGAACGATTGGAGGCGTTACTCCTTACGAAAAGTAAGCTGAAGAAATCGTTTACAAAACCACAATGGGGGGAGGGGGGGCTGCTTTTCTTCACCTCTGGGATAGGGATTACAATTGACATAATCAACCTATTGGTATATTATCAGAAACATGGATGTTAAAGATGCCGGAAAACTAGGAGGACTTAAAACTCTGGAAACCAAAGGCAAAGAACACTTCAAAAGAATTTCTAAAATCGGCGTTTTGGCAAGACAATATCGCCGGATCAATCTCCGTTATAAAGAGGTCAGTTCAGAACTGGACAAGGCCATTTTGGACCTTGACAAGAAACCAATCGCTTGATAATATCAAGTATATGATAACGAAACTGTCCAAGAAAGAACTTCACGAACCGTTGATGACCACAATAGGCCGGATTCGACAACGGATCTTAATCACAGGAGACGCGAGACTTCTTAATTTATTCGAACACGCAGTTAAACAAGTCGAGGCAATGGAGATCCAAACCGCAAATCTTCAAACATTTCAGGATGAAGTAAAGATATACGCTGAATTGGCCAAAAGATATGAGAAGATTATCCGGAGCATGAACAAAATTCCAAACGATGCAGATCCAAGTTTTAATTTATATATTGGCGAGGAGGTGAATCATGACTAATAAAGATTTGAGAAATAAGGCAATTTCTATTAAGGGAAAGAAATATGTTTTAGTTTCCGACAGGGTTTTATATTTCAATGAAACATATCCTAACGGAATGATCCGGACACATTTGCTTTCCGCTCCGGCGGATGAAATGGTAGTTGTTAAAGCACAAGTCATTCCAGATTTAATTAATCCCGACAGATTCTTTACCGGACATTCCCAAGCGAGATGGGGAGACGGATACATCAATAAGACATCTGCAATGGAGAATGCCGAAACATCAGCAGTTGGAAGAGCATTAGCGCTCATGGGAATAGGGGTAATTGATTCTATTGCATCAGTCGATGAAATTAACAAGGCGATGACATACGACAAAAAAACACCCTATGCGAATAAGACCGAAAGAATTTCAGTAACAGATTTTGAGAATCTTGATAAAGTAATATGACAATACCTTACGGAACTTTCATTTCGACAAAAGACGGATTACTTAAAGTGCCGGATTACCCAATAAAGATAACATTATCGAATGGGGACGAGAAAATAATAGATCCGGAAAATCCGATGTATAACACCATCCGGAGTTACGACCGGACGGCAGTGGAAGTTCCGTTTGGCACTCATATTGACGATTGGAGAGATTTCGAAGATCCGGGTAGTTTTGATCCGGACGAACTTTAAAATAGGCTTTTATTAAGGCGGTGTGGATCGGGCTAGTAAATAGTTCCCGATCTGCAAACCGTTCAGCGAGATACATAAACTAGGGTGATCCGACAGGATAGGCCGGATCGCCTTAATAGCAGCTTATGAAAAAATTAACATTAGAAGAAGTTTTAAAAATAATTGATAACATCCGGAGATTTGATGAAAAAGAGGATGGGGTAGATTTCTTTGCCGGATGGGATGAAGCCCTTGACACAGTAAAGATGGATTTAAAAGAAGCTTATGAAAAAACTAACATTTCCGACAATAGGAATTAACCGAAAAACAAAGATATTAGGCATAATCAGTGCCGGAATCTTAATTGTGGCATCACTGTTTGCAACAGGACGAGCGATTAACTCATGGTATGATACACACTACCTTCAATTTAACCGGGTATTTGAAATAACGATCCGTCCACCTATTGAAATTAAGGATCGGGAAGTCAAATCACAAGAGATCGTTACAATAATCGAATCAATTCCCGCTCCGGAGGATCTCAAAACTGATCCGGAGAAATTGATATATGAATACTTCGGGATCGAACACTACAGAATGGCCATTGCAGTATCTCGATGCGAGGGATTGAATCACCCGGCAGATGGTTTTAATGTCAATACAAATGGAAGTATCGATGTCGGATATATGAGGATCAACTCAATCAATTTTAAATTAGAGGGATGTTCACTATTGGAAGTCGCCACTCCGGAGGGAAACATTGCTTGTGGATATAAGATGTGGGATCGGGGAGATGGGATCGAGGGAAACAAGAAAGGAAATTTCAATGCATGGGTTGGGTACACAAATGGATGTGCATTAACGAAATATGAATGAACAAATAAAGAAAGAATATATACAACTTATACCTATTAAAACATTAAAACATTTCCGGATGTATTATGATCCGGCCAATAAACAGATCCTCATTGAAAAGGACAAAATATACTTCGTCATTGAAAAGAATGAAGCATTTCCAATTATGAGAGGAGTATTCAGTGCGATTCAGAGATTTTATAGGAGGAGGGAGGTGAAGTCATGAAAATACGAAAAGGTAAGGTTGATCAGGGAAAAGCAGATGCATTAAAAATGTTATTGAATGCCGGAGTATCAGTTAAGACCGCATCCAAGACATTAGGATTTTCCAGTTATGTTGGTTATCTATTAAAGAGATTTGATTTTGATTATCCTAATTATATCCAACACGAAAGGGATCGAATGGCCGGATATAGAAGCAAACCAGTTCCGGATGATTCGACAACTTATACAACAGAGACTCTCGGGACGAATGGAAACACGGAAGTTGTTATCAATCAGAACTTGGATATTGCGAGGATCGGCGCTTTAGTTGCCGACATCAATACAAATATAAGTAAACTTTTGGAAATTGAATTGGAGAAGAAAAATTACCGGGATGCAATGTATGAGAAAAAGAAAAAGTTTTGGGAATTTTCGGCAAAGTAAATTGTTATATTCATGGGGCTGGAAATTCCAACCCCTTAATATAAAAATATGCTAAACGCAAATCATTTCGAAGAGGCCAGTAAACAAAAGGGACGGAAAATATCATGGGATGAACTTGTAAACGATGGATTGGTGATCCACTGCATCAATTGTGGAAAATGGATCTTTAAGAATTGGTATAAAGGACCGGGATTCAGAAATTACCCGGATATGAAGAAATGCGCTCCTTGTCTATGGCAAAGAAAATAATATTAGATTTATGCGGAGGGACAGGATCATGGAGTCGGCCATATAAAGATGCCGGATATGAAGTGTGGAATATTACCCTTCCCGATTTTGATGTATTAACTTGGGAACTTAAAGATATTCCTATTTATGGAATACTTGCAGCACCACCTTGCACTGAATTTTCATTCGCAAGAACTAAAGCGAAAAAGCCAAGAGACTTATTTTCCGGAATGCAAATAGTTACAGCTTGTTTGGGGATAATTTGGAATTATCAGAAGAATATAAAAAGTGATGTTCAGAAATTTCCTCCGTTAAAGTTCTGGGCGTTAGAAAATCCTTATTATGGAATGCTTAAATGGTTTCTTGGCCGTCCGGCATTTACTTTTGATCCGTATGAATTTGGCGATCCGTACAAAAAGAGAACTGCATTGTGGGGACACTTCAACGATCCGGAAAAGCATCCGGTTGCTCCGGAGACATATCAGGATCATAACCACGAAAAGTTGCCTAAATTCGACTACATGAGGACAAAAGACATTCATCCGGAGTATTATGGAAAGTACACCCGGCAAGTCCGGAGATCCATAACTCCTAAAGGATTTGCTGATGCGTTTTTTAAAGCCAATCAATAATGGAACAGAAAATAAGAGAATCAATCCGGCGATTAAGTGAAATCAAACCAAGTGAAATTGATGCTGGAACATGGTTGAAAGTTACTAATTGGTTGTTCCCAAGAATTATCGCTTATATGGATGGTTACAGGGAAGATGAAAAAAAAGAGGAAAAAGTACCCGACAGTGAGTAGTACAAAGAAAAAAGCGTGGGATGAGTTCAGTAAATACATCCGGAGACGCGATTCCACTTATATCGGCATTGAGTGTTATACATGCGGTAAATATATTACATTTGAAACTGCACAGGCCGGACACTTCCAACCTGGACGACACAAGATATTTCTTTTCGATGAAAGACAAGTCCATGCTCAATGTTTCCAATGCAATGGACCTCTTAAAGGTAATTGGCCGAAATATTACGAACACATGATCAGGGATTATGGACAAGAAGTAGTCAATGAAATGATTGCCCAAAAGTACACGAATGATCAATGGAAAGTTTTCGAATTGGAAGAAATATATCGTAAGTACAGTGCAAAATTAAAGGGGGTGATTTTATGAACCCGGAAGAAATAAAAGGAGTTATTGAAACAATTAAAACTTTAAACATAAACTTTAACGATGCGACTACTCAAAAGATCGCCGAAGCAATTCTACCTGTTTTTAAATGGTATATATTTTTAAAGATTATGGAAGATTTACTAATTTTATTCACTATTTGTTTATTAGTTTTTACAGCTTTCAAACTGATCAAAACTGCAATCGATTATGACAGAGAATACAAGATGAAGAAATTGGAAAATAATCTGGACTAAATTCGAGGCCAAACTGCTATCTTGACAAATCAATCGCTTGGTTATAGTATCTAGAGGATGGACATTGATGAAAGATGCAACAAAGCAATAGCGATACTTCAATCGACAAATGACGGGAACGATTTATCACAAAAAGATTTATATATCGTTCAATCCGCCGTTAATGGATATTTGAACGAACTCGGATATAAACACTTCAATAAGATTTACAAGAAATATGGCAAGGGGGTGAAACATTCATGAGTGATATTTACTACACGAGTTGGGGATATGACATGACCATAGTCGATTATTTAAAAGTTTTGGAGAATAACGGAAAAACGGCCAAATGCGTTATGATCGGATGCAAAGTTGAGGATGATTGTGGAAAAGGAAACGGACGAGCATGGCCAGTCGAGGATCGGGTAATATCAGAGCCATTCAGATTGAGAGTTAAAAGCGATCATTTAAGGGGAAGTTACCCATTCTGCGGTAACGGATCGAAACGATACGATATTTTCTTTAAATACGAGGGAATGGATGGACATTATTACAATACTTGGGACTAAACTAACGCTCTCCGGCACATCGAGAATGGCCGGATTGCACAAAACAAATAACAGGAGGTGAATGAATATGATTATAAAATTTACAAAAACAGATTCGCACAATAAAGCAGTTATGGTCGAAACAATAAGAAGAGCAATCGTCCGAGATGCTGCAAGTGTAGTTTTATCAAAAACTTATTATGGATATAGATTATTTATTTACAGTAAAGGATTGACAAAAGATCAGAAAAAAGAAATTAAAAGATATATACATTAAGGGGGTGAATATAATGATTGACAGAAACGATTTTTCAAATTACTTAAAAGTTCAAAAGTCCGGAATAACAAATATGTTCGCAGTTCATAGAGTTGCAGAGTTGACCGGGATGACCAAGGATCAAATATTCGATATTATGGTTAACTATTCCAAGTACTCAAAAGACTTTGGACTTACCGTTAAAAATGTAGTTGATAACTAATAGTTGTAAAACTCATTTTAAGGGCATATAATTCAAAATCGATTATATGCCCGATTTTCGTGAAATCAGAAAAATAACAGACCTCTATGAATGGAATAAGAATCCCCGATCCATTAAAGAACGAGACTTCGAACGACTAAAAACCCAAATTACAAAACTCGGCCAATATAAACCAGTAATAATAACTCCGGATGGGGAAGTGATCGGCGGAAACATGAGACTCAAAGCATACCGGGATCTCGGAATAACTGATGTGTGGGTGAGTGTAGTCAAACCTAAGGATGAGAACGAGAAGTTGGAATATGCTCTATCGGATAATGACCGTGCCGGATTCTATGATGGGGACCTATTAGGGAATTTGTCAGCTGATTACCCGGACTTTAATTGGAATGATTATGCAGTCGATTTAAATAAACCGCAAACTTTAAATGAAATTCTCGATAAGTTAAGACCTCCGGAGGAAGACGAAGTTCCGGAAGTGGAAGACAAATCAATAAGCAAACCCGGAGAAATATATCATCTCGGGGATCATGTTTTAATGTGCGGCGATTCAACAAAAGAATCAGATATTGAAAGATTGATGGGGAGTGTCAGGGCTGACATGGTTTTTACCGATCCTCCGTATCAACTAAAGAATGAGAACTTCGGGACAAAAAACAACCGTAAATACGGCAATTTAGACAGTTCAAAGGTATTTGATTATGAAGATTGGTTAATGTTTGCCGATAAGTACACAAAAGAAAATGCGAGGATCCTTGTATTTGAACAATGGAGTAACACTTATAAATTATGGACTGCGATGGATAAATTCTTCCCGGTAAAAGGATTGATCATTTGGTACACAAAAAACAGGCACAATACATTTCTTAATCCGGCAACATCGCTTTTCAATAAATATGATATATGCCTCCAGGCGATGAAAGGAAAAAAGAAAACAAATCCGAGTACTTCAGCTCCGGTGGATCTCATAGACGATAATGTGGCATCACTAAATGAAACAGGACAAGAGAAAGTATTCGGGACTAAGACTATGGCCGTCTTAATGCCATATATTGAGATTTATTCCAATCCGGGTGAAGTTGTATTGGATCTGTTTGGAGGTGCCGGATCAACTCTCATTGCGTGTGAACGAACAAAAAGAGTGAATTATTCAATGGAGATATATCCGGCATATTGCGATGTAATAAGAAAGCGGTATGCTAAATTCATAGGCAAGGAGGACCAATGGCAACAAATAAAATAACTAAACATCCGGGTGGGAGACCAAGCAAACTTTCAGATTTAGTCGTGTCAAATCTTGACAGTATTTTAAAGATCGGCGGAACAATCGAAGAAGCCTGTTCTTATGCCGGAATAAATAAAACTACATATTATAGGTGGTTAAAGAATGACGAAAGTTTCGCAACGAAAATGGATGCAGCCCAACATTATCCGGATATTATAGCGAAAAATGTGGTTGTTGATTCAATTATAAAGGATCGCAATCTTGATTCAGCTAAATGGTGGTTGGAGAAAAGGGAATATAGGAATCAGAATCAGGTATTGCAGCAATTTAATGTCGGCGGAGAAATGACATTGGATTTTATCGGCAAAGATGAAAAATGAAAGTAGTACTATCACCATGGCAACTGGAAGTCGCAAACGACCAACATCGGTTCAGAGTAATATGCGCTGGAAGACGATCTGGAAAGTCAGTACTAGCCCGACTTACTCTTTTAAAGTGGGCGTTACAAAATATCGGAACTTATTATTTGGTAAGTCCATCTTACAAACAAGCGGAAAGTATTCACTGGAGGGAACTCCGGAAAGAGATCCCGAGAAATTGGATCGAAAAGACAAACGAAACAAAACTTTCAGTTCATTTAAAGAATGGATCAATCATCGAATTGCACGGAGCAGAGAACCCGGACAGTTTAAGAGGGGTAAAATTAAGGGGACTGATAATCGATGAGATCGCAAGTATAAGGAATTGGGAATGGCTGTGGCAAGAGGTTTTAAGGCCAACCCTAACAGATTTCGAGGCTCCGGCAATGTTTATCAGTACGCCGAAAGGTTACAATCATTTTTACGACTTATATGAAGACGGACAAAAACCGACATCACAATACAAATCTTGGAAGTTCACATCATATGACAACCCATATATCCCCAAAGAAGAAATTGACAGGGCGAAGTTGGAACTTTCTGACACGCTTTTTGCACAAGAATTTCTCGCTTCTTTCGAAAAGTACACTGGCCTTGTCTATAAGGAATTTCAACGAGAACTCAATATTGTTGACGAAATGGATATTCCCGACTCGTACCAGATATACAGAGCATTTGATTTCGGAAGTACAAACCCGACTGTTTGTTTATGGATCGCTGTTGATAATGATGATAATTGGTTCATTATCGACGAACACTATCAATCAGGTCAGACTATCGATTATCACTCTGGCGTTGTTAATGCTAACAAGTATAGCCGGAATGTTATATCGACTTATGGTGATCCGTCCGGCGCTCAACTCATCACTGAATTTCAACAAAGAGGGATCTACATCACTCCGGCCAATAAAGAAATCGGGACAAACTTCAACACATGGGTTAGGTTCGGCATCGAAAAGATCCAAGAAAAACTCAAACAGAAGTCAGGGCATTTGGTGTCCACTGTGCGAGGAGGGAGTGATACTACCGGGAAAGGGATGCCCTCGCTGTTCATATTTTCCCGATGCATAAATACGATCAAGGAATTTGAATCTTATCGCTGGAGGGAAAAGTCAGTTACACAGGCACAGGACTTAAATGAGCCGGATGTTCCGGAGAAAGCAAACGATCATGCAATGGATGCTTTAAGATATTTTGCAGTCAGTTACAAGAAAAGGGTTGTTGATATTGAATTGCCGGATGATACACAAATGTTTAAAGAGGGTTATTATTGATTATGGATTATGCACTGGAGATTCCGGACTATAACATCCAACCGCACATCGACATCGAAAATCAGTTACTTTATAAACGGAATGGATTGCTCACTTTTACCGTGAGGATCTCCGGAGGAAGAATTGTCGATTTATGTTTGATTGAATATGTCGAGCCAATCAGAAACATTAAAAGGGTTATTGTCAAAGAATTTACCATTACACGGACTATTGGAATTGGAAATCCGGAAGATGCCATACGGCGAAATGACGGTTAATGTCGAAGTGAAGAATGGGATCGCTGACTTGGGGACATTAAACATCGTTAAAAATCGCCGGATCAGGTACGAGAAGTATCACAAAGTTGACATTAAAATGGATAATGGTGTATATTAGTTAAGTCCGATACACCTAGTTGGGAGCGTTTAAGACGGCGATGGCCGTCTTTTTTTATGGATACAAAAGATATCATCTTACAACGAAGAAATGATGCGGAAACTTATCTTAAGCACAAGAGGGATATATGGGACAAAAGCGAAGAACTGTTCCATAATCAGTTAAACGATTCCATTTCATTGAACTCCAAGTCGAATGTATTCGATCCCAAACTCACCACATTAACAATTGAACGGGGTTATAGGGTAATGTCGCAGTTGCCAGTCGGAAAAGTAAAAGCCATATCTAAAAATGATTTGGGGAGCGCTCAACTCATGAATCTAACCCTCGATAAGTATGTGATCCCCAATGCGAATGCACAGTTCGACTTCTTAACCAAAATGAGGATGACCGATATATATTCAAATGTATATGGATGCTTCTTTACTCTTACCGATTGGGATGTCAAAAGAAATGGTTATATAGGTCCGGATGTATGGTTACTTAATATCCGAGATGTATTTCCCCAAGTGGGTGCGGTGTCATTAGAAGACAGTGATTTCGTTATTATCCGGACATGGAAGCCGATCTCATATTACGAAAGCCTCTCAAAGCAAAGTGGATTTAAAAATGTCGATAAAATTATAACCAAATTAAAGGATATGGCCGGAAGCAAAGGCCAAAGGGATTCCACTTCGACATCAAAGCGTGAAGATGATCAGTACCCGGACAAAGTCGATGGCAAACCCGGATTCTACGAGAACTTAACGATGTTCGAGAAAGACAAATGGACTGATTATCAAGTCGAAACTAAAACAATATTCAGGGAACAGGACAACCCTCATGATAACGGTGAACTTCCGGTGGATTGCAAGTACTCAATTCCACTATTGGATGACTTTATGGGATTTTCTGACTATGAAAGGGGCGGATCTATGCAACAGGTCCTCAATTCCGCCTGGAACTTATGGATGGATTCAGTAAAACAACAGATATTTCCGGCAATGGCGATCAATAAGGATGCGATTGCACAGGAATCATCGATAAAATGGGGAGCAGCGGAGAAATGGATGTTCAGGACTGGCCAAGCTCCAGTCGGAAATGCCATTGCTCCGGTCAATTCATCGCCACAAGGGATGAATACATTCAATAACGCTTATCAAGTGGCCAATGCATCACTTTTGAACATCTTCGGGACAACTGATACTGCGGTAACTCAACAAACCGATCCTGGTTATGGCCGGACTCCACAGGCTCTACAAATGCAGAATCAAAGGGAAAATACAAGAGATAATGCGGATCGCTTTTATATGGAACAATTCCTCAAGAAAGTCATGAAGAAAATGGTTAACCTCATCGGGAAGAAACAATCCGGACAAATAACTATAAGACTATTCGAGCCGGAAGTGGAAGAACTCGCAAGAGGATATGAAGATATAAAAGATTTGTGGGATGAGAAGACCGGGAAGTTAAATATCGGAAAGAAACAGTTCGGGAATACATTATTCGATTATGAATTGGTTTCCGGATCAACTTATGCCAATGACAAGAAAGCGCAACAGGAAAATATCCAAATGATCATGGCGATGTATCAACAGTCGCAAACTCCACAAGGGAATATGTTAGTCAATGATTTGGATCGGGACGGATTTATCTTTAAATTCGGCGAAGTATTTAAAAGATTTATAGCAGATTCCGGCATTCAGGATTGGGACAAGATACTCATCGAAAAGACCGACAAAGAGAAAGGACAATCAATCATTGCAGATAACAATCAGATATTCCAACAGGCGATGTCGCAAATGCAAGGCATGGGACAAGTCCCACCTCAACCCAATGGCGCTCCGGAACAACCTATTGAACCATTACCGAATAATCAGTCGCCGACACTGTCGCAGCAATTATGAAAGCAGCAATCCGTCCGGATACATTTACAAATCCGATAGCGAAAGCAAAAGCGGTAGAAAAAAAAGTAACCGATGACGAGGAACTTTTATATAGTTTGTCGCAACAGACCGGATGGAAGATCCTCGAGAAATACATCGGGGAACTTATAGACGGATTGGATCAGATAAATGAACAGGCGATTGCAAAGGGAATGTCATTTGAGGATGTCGGAAAGAATGCGGTTGTATTGAGTTTAGTTAAAGTAAAATTAAAGCAAGTTATAAATAAAGTTTCAGATGCCGTCGAAGCAGTTGAAAATGGACAAAGATGAAAAGGAAAACGATATTGAAACAGAGATTGTTGATTTTGGAAGGCCGGATTTTAAATTCGTGGCGAAGAATTGTACTTGGAGGCAACAAGGTTTTTACTTGGTTTGTAAGAGTTGTGAGGTCCAACATGCACAGTACATCGGGAAAGACAAGATAATGGTTGGGATCGATAAGAACGGTCCTATACTAAAATCTCGAAGTCTTATAAGTGGATAGTTTCGGGCAGGGACTATCCACCTACAAGCCTTTAAGACTTGGGTTCTCGCATTACCAAATCGGTGCGTTAGGAGAGGTGAAGAACTTTGACAGATCAAAATAAGGCGTTAAACGAAAGCGAGGATGATGTCGCAGTAGATACTACGCCGGTATCAGAAGAAGCGTCCGGAGAGGCCATCGAATCTGAAAGTCCAACCGAATCGGCGGAAGAGGTTGCACCGGAGGGATCGGAGGAAGAAACGGAGGACACTCAAAAGAAAGGATATTCGCAACGAGTCAGGGAATTGAATGCCCGTGCGAAGGCAGCTGAAGAGAGGGCGAAATCTTTGGAAGAGCGTGTTGCAAATTTAACGAGAACACAAGATGTTCCCGTTGCCAATCAGCAAATAGACGCAACCATCGAACCATTGATCAAGCCAGGTGAGGAAATCGATGCACTCGAACTTGATAAAAGATTACAAGAGCGAGAAAAACGCATCATTGCCCGAGCCGATGCAGTTTCACTACTTCGTTCCAAACAGGCCGAAGCAGTTTCACGCATCAATACGGAAGCCTCCGAAGCAATGAGAGCATACCCGGAACTCGATCCGGATTCCGATATTTTTAATAAAGAGTTGTCCGACACTGTTACTGAAGCCGTTGAGAATCACATTAAAGCTGATCCATACAACGCATCAGTCAAGAAGTTTGTGTCGAGAATGATGAAACCCTATCAAGGGGCAGTAACACGAGAAGTCGGCAAGACTACGGAGGCTTTGGCGAAGCAAGTTTCCGAATCTGCTTTAAGACCGACTAATGTACGCAAACCAGAGAAAACGGCGTCTGAAAAGACGATAAAGGAGCTAGAACAAGAGTTAGGAATTGTTCAAACTTAATGTTTCGCTAGGGAGGGGTGTGATAAATAATGTCTGGAACTGGAATAACAGGGGTAACAAACCCAAACTTGTCCGGTGGATCAATCGCCAATGAGGTGATGACCTATTATGAGAAAGTCTTTCTCAAGAGGGCAGAATACGATTTGGTATTGAAAGAGGGCGCTCAAATGAGAACCCATCCGGCGAATAACGGAAGAACGGTCAATTTTACTAGGAGAACTCCTATTACGATTGTTACTGCTCCGTTAGGCGAACTTTCGAACCCGTCAACATGTGTTGTTGATTCATGTACTATTTCCATGACTCTGTCGGAATATGGTCTTACGACTATAACTTCGAAACTGGCGACTTTAATCGGGATTGATTCCCGAATGAAGGAGACGGTGGAATCTTGGGGAGCAAACATGGGACAAACACTTAACAGGCTCGTAAGAGATGAACTGATGAATGGTACTTCCTATTACGGGAATGATCATTTGGTTACATCATTCGCAGCTGGAGACACCTTGGATGCGTGTGATATTCGTTTGATTGTAAAGAAATTGGAACTTAACAAAGCTCCGACATATCCCGATGGATTATACATGGGGAAAACTGAACCAATCAGCAAATATTCACTACTCGGTGATACCACATGGGTAAATGCAAAAGTTTACTCTGATGTTAAGGATATCTACAAAGGGGAAATGGGAGAGTTGTATCAAGTTCGTTGGTTACTGAACAAGGATTATGCATGTGGAACAGAAGCGACATCTGTGGCTGCATCAGCAGTCGTTAGATTCTACACTTATGTTCACGGTGCTGATTCGTTCGGATGCTACGATCTCGAGGGTGATCAACCCAAACTCTACATATTACCTAATGCGGTAGATTCAAACTCTCCGGCTGGTCGTGTTTCTTATGTGTCATGGGCTGGAAGTTATGCATCGAAGATACTTAATTCAGATTGGGTAATTACTGGTAGATTCTCTGCATCGTAAAGTTGATTTGTGTATCTTGCCTAATCAAGGTACACAATCACAACCTTATGAACTCACGAGCATATGACATGGAAATATTAAGACGGGGGACTTTAAGTCCAGATCCGACAATCCGGCGACAAGCCCGAATAACAATGGAACGGATCAAACATGAGGGATCAAAGGTTAAAAGCATGAGGGATGTTCTTATAAAAGCGCATCGGGACGGGAATGTCCAAGAAATAAAAGACATTCACGACTTTATAAGAAATCGTCCGGAATATAGATCGTGGGGACAAGATAAAACTTGGAGATAATATGACCGATGTAGTAATTAGGGCAAAAATACAAAATGATCAAACAGAAAGGGTGCCGGAAACGGCGAAAGATAAAGTCGAGGTAACTCGAATACATGAGCCAGTTCCATATACCGAGTTCCAATCGGAAAATGGCAAACCATATACGGCGAACTATTTTCAACTCGGGGATAAATGGGATATCTTTAATGAGGAAATCGCATTGATCGAGGATTATATTCAAAGGAAAGTCCATTCCGGAGAAATATCGAACGATCTCGAAACAGTCGGAAAGGAAATCAAGAAACTGGAACGGATGAATAATTTGAAAGATGAGCCAAGATCGGTCATCCGGATCGGGACAGTCGCAAGTTATATCAAGTTTTTAAATGAAATGGACGGAATAAAAGTTAATTATATGAAATATGGTAACTAGAGTTGCAGCACAAAATAAATACCCGGAGCAATATATGGGAAACTCATCATTTGATGAGGATTTCGGGATAAACATGGTCGAG